AATTAACAGCGCCTATTAAGGTATCAATAATTGGCGATGATTTCATATTTGTTATAATAGATGTCAGGGTTTTATGTAATGGATGAGTATTTAATAAGGATACTCCTGTATCAGGAAGAATTTCGTAAATGTTCTTGTTACGAATATTAGAATACATCTCTTCTGCTTCTTTGACACCTTCGTCAATATTGGCAAAATGCGACAAAAATCCAGAATTTAACCCTCCTGCCGATATACCAGTATATCTATCGTAATTTACAGGAAAACTCTCTCGAATTTTTTTCAATATACCAATTTCCACTGCTCCAAACGCCCCTCCTCCACTAAAGGATAATTGTTCCGTCGCGTGTATTGTCAACATAAATGAAGCAAATAATGTTCCGAAAAATAAAGTATACATGATTTATATAACCATAACAATATATTTTCAACTATTAATATTATATAAATTATAAATTATATAATATGAATATACCAACGGTTTTAATTAGGATTATGAATTTTTTGTTTCAATATTTGGTCTTGTGTAATTACAGGTGCAACCATTCTACATTGAAGTTCATAAGAAGATAAGTACAAGTTTTTTAAATCGCTTGTTTCGTATCCAAATGGCTGTGACTTATCTACACACGATTTATATAAAAATGGTGAATCTGGTGTAGATTCGCTTGTTTGTGAAGTAGGACAATAACAACAATTATCACATGCTTCTATTTGATTCGCTTGAATAACAGTGTCGGCATTTTCTGTTAAATATTGTCTATATTTCCAATTGGATGTTATATTATTATCTTCTCTGATTTTTTCATTAATAACCGCTCCAGGTTGCCATTTTGCAAAATTTCTTCCATCCATCATAATAGGAGGAAAGTCAAAGTGAATGTTGTTTGAACCTTGATAGCAAGTTCCCCAACTCATTTATATATTAGATGAGAGAAAAATGTATTATTTAGAATCCTCTAACAGTTTAATTAAATCCTTTTTATTTCTTTTCTCTCCTTGTGTAATTAGTCCAGAACCTTCTGCTAATTCTCTTAAAGCATTGACGTTCATTGTTTTATAATCAACTGACACTGGTTTAATGATATTCAATTGTTGTGCTATTGAAGATGTCTCTGTATATTCTAATGGTTGTTTTAGTTCATCGTCATCGCCATCGTCATCATCATCGTCGTCATCATCGTCATCATCGTCCTCATCATCGTCCTCATCATCAGAGTCCTCATCAGTACTTTCAGATAATTTATCAATTTTTAAAGAGTTTATTTCTTCTAAATTATCACTTTCTAATTGAATCACTTTAATATGTTTATGAGAAATTCCGTTCATTTGTTCTGATAATTCTATTACTTCTGGCTCTTGAGTGTCAGATTCATCATCTGAATCCTCATCGTCAGAATCAGATTCATCGGAAGAACCTTCATCATCACTTACATCAATTAATTCTTCTTGACTCGTAGTATGATGTTCGTTCATTTGATGAGGAATATTAGTTTCAGACATGCGATGTTGCATCATGGATGTCATTTCCATATTAGCAATGAATGATTGTAATATTCTAGCTTGATCCATTTGAGCCTTTTCTAAAACGGAAAGGTTTCTCTTAAAATAAAGAAACAATACTGAAACTAGAATAAATATAGTTCCTAAACATATTAAGGTAATCGGGTTAAGTAGATATTCTTGCATTATTAATTATTTGCGATATTAATAAAACTAAATATAAACGTATTATTTCTTCTTGAAATATTTTATTGACTCATCTAAAATAATCTTAGGATATTGTAAGTCAGACAACACCTTTAAACCACCTTTTATACACGAAACACCTGATGTAATATTATATGTATATTCAAAATTGAAATCATCAAGCTGTTTAACATTCATATTGCTATTAATAACTTCACCGTCCAATTTGTAGCAAATATCTACTAGATGTGTTGTTAGAACGAAATCTATATTCTTCAAATTATTCAAATACTTTATAAACCCATAAGAACTTGCGGATGCTTCATTTGGATTTGTTCCTGAGAATAATTCATCAAATATACAAAAATGTTTTTGTTTATCTTCTAGACTATCAATTATTTCTTTACATCTTCTGGCTTCAGCTTGGAATAAGCTATCACGACCTGAAGTATCTGGTATATTTAAATAGCAATGAATACTATTATATAATGGGATAGTAGCCTTTGTATAGAATCCAAACCCGCATGATTGAGAGAATATCTGGTTAAATAGAATTGTTTTTAATATAGTGGTTTTCCCAGACGCATTGGGACCAGTAATAATAATATTTTTACTCATATGAATATCATTCTTTACTGGGTCAGAATGTAATAAATAGGGATAAAATGATTTATCCATCTTCATCTTCTTGCCAAAACTACATTTATTAATTAATTTCTCTCTATGAAGTAGTTTCAATCCATTCATATGTTCCATATACGCATTCATTCCCATTGAATATTCAATGGTATTACGTATATCTTCGTTCGTATGAATCTCATAAAAGTATTTCATAACAAATCCGATTTCAGACGACTTTTGGGTAAAATTTCTTAAGGAGAATGGTCTAATTTTATCTAATTGTTCTTTTAAATTGACGCATTGAACCTTATTATGCTGTAATGTCAATAAAAATGTAGCATATGTATTATGACAACTAATATTTTCTTCTAGTGTATTTATATTTTCTATTGTCTTAGTTAAATAGGTATTGAGTAAAAATAGATCATCATGAATAGAATAGAAATTCTTATAGAATCTATAACAGACGAGAGAATTCTGATAAACAGAAAAGAAATAAAAGGCAATTGATATTAATGCATACATTCTTTTTTCCAATGATACTTCACCCATTATATTTCCTATACTTCCCAACGCATGTTTAGAAAATATATCTGTGAGAACACGATAATATGTTTGCATATTAATAGAAACTCCGTTGAATTTCAGCATAAAAAAAGGCACTATCATTAAAATAATAGGAATCAGTAATGTAATTATAGGTGATAGTAAGTTATATATGCTTAGTATTTGTAAAAATGGACCTGAGTGATTTAAAAACTTAAAAAACTCAACATCCACATAATAATATCTATCAATAAAAGTGTCATCGTTCTTTAAATTTTCCCATAATTCGTAAAAATTGTCGCATATTTTTTGTTTTTCCTCCATTTTATCGTCAATTTTCCAATTAGTTATTATTTTTTGTGTCTGTTTTAAAAATAATTTGTTATTTGTGAAATATTCAGTATGTTTTTTTAAATTTAGTTTTCCAATTTTTGATGTTGGATTATAAATGGTTTGTAATAACGAATCTCTTATATCAGTATCTTCATTTGTTTCTAATAACTCTAAATCATCAATTATATTTTTATCAATAGTCTGTTTATTGTCTAAATGATAAATAGGCAATTCAAAACTACTCATTAATTAATTATATTAAATAATTAATTAACTAACTACGAATTCAAAACTTACTAGGAAGTTCATCGATTTGAGTCTCATAATATTCCTCAATCTCCTTAATTTTTCTAATATCACGCCGTGTGATGAAATTAATACCCATTCCTTTACGACCCCATCTTCCTGACCGACCAATACGATGAATATATGTGTGAATATCATTTGGAACATCAAAATTAATAACAGTACTTACTTGCTGAACATCAATTCCACGAGCAGTTAAATTAGTTGAAATTAATACACGAGTTCCACCTTTTACAAAATCATCATAAGATTTTTGTCTATCTTCCTTTTCCATACCACTATGTATGCATCCTACAGGGAAATTATCCTTTTGTAAGGCTTCACTTAAATCGGTAACACGCTTAATACTATTACAATAAATAATACACTGACTTACTGAAATTTGTCCAAAAATATCTTTGAGTGTGTCATATTTCTGATTATCATTTTCAATAGCAACATAAAATTGCCGAATACCTTCTAACGTGACTTGTTCAGTTTTCACTAAAATTTTGAGTGGCTCTCTCAAGAACTTCTCGGTTAAATTCTGAATTTCGGTTGGAAGCGTAGCACTAAATAAACAAATTTGAATATTGGTACCTAGAAATTGAAAAATATTATATATTTGATCTTTAAATCCAGAAGACAACATTTCGTCTGCTTCATCTATGATAAGAATTTTGATGGATTTCGTGTTGAGCTTTTTTCTACGAATCAAATCATGAATACGTCCAGGTGTCCCTACTACAATATGTGGTCTATCTTGCAATTCTTTAATATCATTTTCCATAGCTATACCGCCTACAAATAATTTCGCATTCAGGTTCTCAATAAATGTCCCGATACTATTTAATACCGTATGAATTTGTGTAGCCAATTCACGAGTAGGTGCCATAATTAAACATTGAACCTCTTTAACATTTTCATCTATACTATGTATAGCAGCTACAGTAAATGCTCCAGTTTTTCCAGTTCCAGATTGTGCTTGAGCAATCACATCCTTTCCGTCAATAATAGGTCTAATTGCTTTTTTTTGAATTGGACTAGGGTCCTCAAAACCATAAGCATATATACCTCTTAATAAATCTTCTTTTAAATTTAGTTCATCCCAATTATTTACCGCATCTGTATATTCCATAATAATAATAATTATGACGTAATGTTTAAGCCTATTGTATTATTTATTATTAAAAAAATTGATATAAACTAATAATAATATTACCATTATATAACACAATGACAACTATGGTATATTCTTTGAAGGACTTTGAAACTATTTCTTGGACAAATACATTTGTATTACCTGCCGAAAGTATTGAATTAATTAACAACCTTAGTAATCAGGTTGCTTCGCCAGATTATGTAAAAACACCCAAGTTTACATCCAATGATAATAGACCAACCTATAAAAAAAATAGAAGACCTAATAACGAACATCTTAAATCTGAAGATTGGGAAACCATTCGCAATTTCAAAAAAACTGAAATTATCAAAAAGGAAGGCATTGAAAAGGAAATTGATTCTATTCGTCTTCTTATCAACAAACTTACTGAAAAATCATACACAGTTATTATTGAAAAAATATGTGATACTCTCGACGAATTAACTGCTAATAAGGATTATGACACTGCATGTATGGATAGAATTGGATATGCTATTTTCAATATGGCTACTTCTAATAAATTCAATAGTAATGTTTATGCCAAACTATGTAATACACTCAATAACAAATATGAATTTATGGTTCCAATTATTTCAAATAATATTTCAGAATTTATGAAATTATTTGATAATATGGTGTTTGTTGATTCAACTGAGAATTACGACAAATTTTGCGATATGAATATTGAAAATGAACGAAGACGATCAATGAGTCTATTCTTAACCAGTCTTTACAAAAATGATGTTATTACATTAGATTTTGTATTTGATAATATTGTTAATATTCAAACAAAGATTATGGATACGAAGAATGACGAATCCAAAAAAATGGAAAATGACGAATTTGTTGAAAATTTATTTACACTTATTACTAACATTGATTCACCTGAGTCTTCTGACAAATGGAACACTGTACTCGCTAATATTAATGACATTAAGAGTACAAAATATCCTGGTATTACAAGCAAATGTAAGTTTAAACATATGGACCTTATTGACAGTATCAATAAGAATAAGAAATAAATATTTAAAAGTATATTTATAATATAATATAATAT